ATACTCCGTAATATGGGAAGGCGACCGCATGACACGCGGACGCTGGCTGAAGGCTATTCTGGCCTGCGGATACGCACTGACCCTGTACCACGTCACGGCTACACTGGAAGCAGCGCAAGGACGAAGGAAAGGCCGAGGCAGCAACCAGAATGCTTCGTGGATCGCAGGCAGGCGAACTACCAGCGCTAGAATGGCAGCCTCGTATGACGCTATAAGCTACGATTTGACTTCAGAGACCGCATCGGTGGAGTTGGCGGAGTTGATACGACGTATGCTACACTGCAGCAATGACTGACAACGGCAAGAAAAAAAAGCCCGCGAAGACCGGAGCGACTCGATCCACACGGGCTAAAAAGCGTGGTACCGCTGAGAAGACGGAAACCAAGAAGACTGCAACGGTAGTTGATAACACGGAATCGGAGGAAAATCAACCCCCTAATCACCAGGGGGAAGGGGGCGCAAGCGGACTGACGGAGCGTCGGGAATTCCAGTTGGAGCGACGAGCGGTATCACAGAGATGGCCCATACCAGAGGAGTATCGCAAGCCTCTAGTAGATCGAGCGACGAGAATCGCCATGAACCCCCGGACACCAGACAGGTCCGTACTTCAGGCCATCCGCACGCTGGCGCAGATGGAGCAGATGAACCAAGCAGACGAGCATAAACAAGAGCCGGAGCGGCACTTCAATGGCGTGGCTATCACGATTGACAACAGAGCAGCTGAAATCCTTAGAGCAGTGGCTCAAGAGCTCTCCGAGCGAACGCACATTGGCCGAGATCGAGGCGCTAACGGGTCTGGGAACGGAAGCCACACTTGATCGATGGTGCCCGCACAAACCGTGGCCAAAACAGGCTACATTCATCGGCCTGACGTGCAAAGAAGCCTTCTACGGCGGTGGCGCGGGGCCTGGGAAAACAGACGCATTGCTGATGGACGTACTTCAGTATGTACACGTCCCTCAGTTTTCCGCTCTTATCCTGCGTCGTGACTTCCCGCGATTGAGCTTGCCAAATAGCATCATGGCGAGGGCGAAAGAGTGGCTCCTGAGCACAGACGCGAGGTGGCACGGTGGGGATAAGATGTTCTCATTCCCCAGTGGTGCGACTCTGCAATTCGGTTATATCGACAATCCCGATGACAGATTCCGATACGCTAGCAGCGAGTATCAGTACATCGGATTCGACGAGCTGACAGAATTCCGCTTGGCTGACGACGAGAGCAATCCCTACACATTCCTGTTTTCTCGACTGCGAAAAACCAGGGACAACCCCGTGCCGCTCAAGGTCCGATCCGCGTCGAACCCCGGAAATATCGGCCATCAGTGGGTACTCAGGCGGTTCGTGACGACTGAAGCGATCGATTCGCTACGCGACGGGCAGCCGCGAGTGTTCTACGCTGACCAGGAGGGACAGAGGGCATTCGTGCCGGCGCTCCTCCGTGACAACCCAGCGCTAGACCCCGAGGAATATGAAGCTAGCCTGAGCCATCTCGCACCGGTCACGAGGGCGCGCCTAATGCGAGGCGACTGGTCTGTGGTAGAGGATGCTATCATCCCAGTGGCGTGGCTGCGCGAATGGCGGCAGGCGGGACAGCAGCTCGTGCCCCTCGACCGGGAGGGACAGACGCTACACCCAGGGAGGGATGAGCGAGATCTGCAACGGCTGTGCACGATTGACACCGCCGGCACGTCGCACGAAATCGCGCGCAAAGTGAGCGGGAAAACCCCATCTTGGACAGTAGCAGCGGTGTGGGACTACGATCCTCAGAACGACTGGCTGTTCCTGAGGCACATCTGGAGGGACAGAGTGGGCTGGGACGATTTGAAGACGGGGATCCAGGACGTGGTGCGTCGGTGGGGGCCACGGACGACAATCGTCGAAAATGCTCACTGGGGGAAGCCGCTGGCGGCGGAATTGCGACAGAACACGCCCAACGTCGAATTGTTTAACCCACAGCAGAAAGGACTGCAAGGCAAGGGACGGACCGGGCAACCCGGAAAGCTGGAGCGGAGCACGCAGCTGCAGAACATGCTATCAGAGGGGCGCATCTTCTTGCCCGCGGAGGAGAATAGCGGCTGGAGGCTGGACCTCGAAGCGGAGTGGCTGAGTTGGACCGGACACGAGGATGAGCCAGCTGACCAGATCGACGTGGCCAGCATGGCAGCCATTCATTGCCGAGGCTCTGCACGGTCGCAGCAGACAGCGTGCGAGCCAGCCTGGAGGACTAAGCGACAAGACCGGTGGGGGTGGGACGCACTGTCCAGGGGAGCGCGACATGGCTAACGCAGCAGATCACCTGACGATACTAATCGGTGACAGGGTATTCTGGTGGGACGACAACAATAACCCAGCGGGAGAGCACGGCAGGGTATTCCAGATCATAGACAGAGACGAGTTTTGGGAGGTCCAGCTAGATCCCACAGACAGGCGCACGGCCAGAGCATACGTGACGATGCGGATCGAAAAACGGAATTGATAACCCGCCTAACGTAAGTAGAACGGAAGTAGAATCTACTTCCAGAGCACATTGATCAGCTTCCAGGACGGGTTGCGGCGGAGCGGCACGGAAGTAGAACGGAAGTAGAATCTACTTCCAGAGCACATTGATCAGCCAGGAGGGTCAGGTGATGTCTACGGTACGACCCGGCCCGGGATCGAAAGACCCCGAGGCAATGGACACGCTACTAGTGGCGATCGGATTCGTGGTCGTGAGCTTTGCCTGAGGGTCGGACCACGTGAACCCGCTGGACCTTATATTAGTAGATGTGATAGTAACAGCCTCAAGCAATCCAGAAGCATCCACCGTCGCAGACCCGAGGTTGAGTGTCGTGACCGTCCCGGTCCCCATGAGGGATAGAGTGCCTCCCTGCACGTCTACAGCGGTCACAGCCCCGGACCCCTTGTGCCATGTGGCTGTATCACGCACTTTCGCGTCGGCCACATTTGAGTCTGTGCTGACAGTGGAAGACCCCTCGACGTTCAACTTGTCGAACGAGCAACCAGCGGAGCAGCGCAACGTGGCCGAGCCTGATACGGTCGTCTGATCGAAGGCGGCAGTGTCCGCGCCGTCCGGCGCGAAATCCACCTCCCCGGAGAAGATGTACGCTTCGCCCGCGACGAGGTCTCCGCCTTTAATTTGGAGCGCATACCGGTCAGGCTCTACAGATGATCCGGTCCCGAAGACGATCAGTTTGGTTGTGGCCGCCACAAAATCCAGCTGAATCCTACCGCTGCTGGAACCGGATCCCGATCCGACACGCACTTCCACGTTGACGGGACAGCGCAAATACCGTTGTCGATACTCTATATAGTCCGCGGCGTTGTCTAGATTTACTCTCGGCAAACCGATGAAGCCCGTGTACCCCGCGAAGATGAACACGTTATCGACAGCGACGCTAGCGAGGGCGCTGAGACCGTACAGGATGGAGGTCGACCCAGACTGGATGTAGACGGTATCGCCAGCGGACGGCAACGATCCAGAGTCGAAATTCTCGGCAATTAAGTGGTTCGGTCCCTTTGCTGCAGTCGCGGAAGCACTGTGAGTGAGCGATCCAGCCGAAGAGTTTTCCGCGACCGCCAGCGTGAATGGCTTCTGATCGTCTCCAGTGAGGGATACCGTCTCCACAGCCACAGAAGAAGTGATTTCGCTAAATTCAGGGATTTCGTCTCCGCCGAAGTTCCGAGACTCCGAACCGAGGAGACCAGTTGTGGAATCAGAGGCGTTCCAGGCAGCGTTGATTATGTTGGCGATGTCGGTGTTTCCAACGGCTGATCCCACAGTCACGATCAGGGCTCGGCCGTTGATCGTGAGCGTGATCTCGTCTCCAGTGACCCAAGTCCCGGAAGGCACAATCGTATCCACCTGATTAACGACGAGCGCATCGCCTCTCCACGTGTGATTCGCCATGACAAAGCCTCCTGAATGCTTATTTTGTTTGCTTGACAATATAGCCCGACTCGCGGTAGAGTGCCACGGGAAAGGCACCACACCACATGGCGATAATCGAGCAGACGTTCCTGAAGCCTGGGTACTACCGCGTCGGCGGCGAGACTCGCGAATACGACCGGGCTGAACTTGGAGAATACGCGCGAAACACGCGAGCGATGATCGGCAGCGGCGTCAGCGTGCCAATTTTGCCGCACCACCCAGCCCCAGGCAGCGAAGCGGGATCACCCGTGACGCACCTGGACCCACCAGACGCACGAGACACACTAGGATGGGTGCTCGACGTACTGCAGGAGCCTGACGGGAGCGTGAGGCACGTCCTCGACGTAGAGGACGCTGCAGCCCTCGAAGGCATAAAGTCTGGACGCATCAAGTTCACGAGTCCGGAGCTAGCTGAAGGTGGTTACACTGACGGGCTAGGGCGCGAACACGGCAAAGTATTTCGCCATGTGGCATTCACGGCAAAGCCGCGGAACCCAATCCAGGGAGAGTTCGAGACGTCCTGGGACGAGGAGTTTGAGCGGTTGCACCCACGAGCAAAGGGCGGAAAATTCGGAAGCGGCGGAAAGGGTCCGCGGCCAGCTGCTCCGCCTCCGCCATCAGAGGCGGTAGCTAAGCGTCAGATTGACAGGCTGATCAAAGCTAAAGACGCAGCCAAATT